GTTGCCTGCCTTAGGCTATAAGTCAATAAGTTCCTTTGTTTCTTTTGTTACTGTTTTTGCATTTGCAGTCATGATTTTCAAGCTTGTGTTGCGGCACATTCAGGATGATTTCACAGGTGGTGTTGGCGAGAGTATCGACAAGATGCTCTCACAAACGTCTGGTAGATCCAGGCCTGGTAGGTCAATCACTGCCCAGCATATGGCCCGTGAGGGTGCGGATGTACATCACAAACTCAGAATGCTAGAGCGGGACATGTTTTCAGCATGTGTCGCTGCTCTTGTCGTGTACTCAGTGTTGTTGTTAGCTTTGGTTACCATCAGCTGGTTCTTTTTGGGCTGGCTCGCATGGTTTGCTGCTTGCTTTTTGTTTTCGCTGTTTGTAGTTTTGAGTGTTGCCAACGATGCTTCAATTGTGTCTAGGATCAAGAGCAATGTCACACACAAGATTGCCTCTGCTACAGTTGACCAGTCAGCACTGATTGTCGATGGTCTCATCGATTCAGTGATGGCTACAGAGAAGTTTAGGGAACATGCTGGCTTTTTTGGTCGCATGGAATCAAACTCCGAGGGTGAGGAAATTTTTGAGCCATTTCAATGGGTCATGGTTCTCATTCGAGGGTCTCTCTTGGCTATGTCTGTCAAGGATCAGCGAGCTGCCCAATTTGGTCGGTTTGTTGAGTTTGCAGAGAAATTCAGCGGGAAGTTCGGTGGTCTTGTTAGCAAGACCTTCCGGGCGTCTGGCTGGGGTGTGGGACACAAGCGTGCCGCATTGTTCAAGAGGTTCACACGTCCTTGGATGTGTGACCCTCCTAACATTGAGGTTGAGATGCAGCCAATTCCCGGGCAGGCTACACAGTCTGAGGGGGGAGAGGCTCAGCCAAACCCTGTTGTTGAAGAAATTCAACCTGAAGAGGGGGAAGCTCCTAGGCCTAAGAGGCCAGAAGGTTGGTACATCAAGAAGGCGAAGGAGTACTTTGTAGTTCCAGATGGCGCTCCCTCATGGGTGCGACTTTCCAAGGATTTTGTCTTTGACAATCCTGCTGGCACAAGTGCGACTACTGCTTTGATGGCGCTCATGGCTTACGGTGGATACCAATATTACACTGGGGATGGCTTTAAGCGTCCTGGGGAGAAGAAATTCTCTTCCGAGAGAAGGCAGAAGGACCGTGAGCCGATGGAGGCTCAGTCGGGTAATGAGGAAGCAGCTCACGAGGAGTTGTTTCATGGGATTGAAGAGGGTGCGGTGTGGGATGCTATCCAGAAGTTTCTGGTTGGCAGCAAAGCATCGTGCAATGGTTTCAGTCCCGAGATGGTCACTGCACACGCGGACGCCAACGCTCGCGTGCTGAGATGGAAGAAGGCCGTGAAGGCCGACCCCACAAACCATAGTCTCCGATCACGTTTGATCAATGCTCAGACAGCTTATGACAAGCTTTGGGCAGACTGCATGCGATCTGCGCCAGACACCGCCAGCTTTATTCCAGGTGCACTTCCAGCTTCACCTGCCTATTTTGGCATGAAGAAGAGTGCGGGTCCACCAGAGGCCAAGGGAAAGAGCAAGCCTTACAAGACCCTGAAGAAGTCTGGAAAGACGTCTGATGGCAACAGGTATTGGGCTTATGACGATGAAAATGGCAAAACCATGTGGTTCTACGAGTTGGGAGAAGATGCAGTTTTTGAGGGAAACGAGTATGAAATGCTCGCTTACATGAACAGGCGCGGTGACTATTATGATGATGAGGAACTTGATGATGTTCTTTACAGTCGCGACTTTGAAGACAGAAGGGGGTCACATTGGCTCGATGAGCACAAGGGTGATTTGGAGCAATCCACTTCTTCTGAGCCCAAGCCGGCAAAGAAGGACAAGAAGGTCAGGATGGAGTCATCGCTGAGCAAGAGTGGTGTCAAGTTGGCAGACGTCAGAATGTTGCTTCTTCGCAACAAGGCTGACAACACCTTGTATCAGAATGCCCCTATCGTTGATGCTAAGGTGCTTGTTTACAAGCACACTTTTGGCAAAGGCGAGAACTCTGTTAGAGACAACAGAGAGAAGTTTGAATTGTGGGATCCTGTCAAGCAGGTGGCTTTTCCTCTTACTGAGAGGTTTGTCACTTTACAATCCAACAAGGAGCTTGTTTGCTTTCCCGTTCCAGACGGGTACAAGAGCAACAGTTTCCAGCGTGGAGAGTTTGAGGGAACCCATGAGGATGGTGTCGTCGTTGGCTATGGTAGCCACGATTGCACCCACTTTTCAGTGGCTTCTGGGGAGATCAGGAAGAAGGGGTCACGTCACACTTGCGCTACGAGCCCAGGTTGGTGTGGATCCTTAGTCTTTTCGAGCAAGGGTAATGCTCCAAGACTGTGTGGCTTGCACATCTACGGTGATGATGGGAGCGATTCCAATGGTTTCTTTGCTTTCACCAAGGAGCTCAATGATGAGCTTCGCCAGGTGAAGTGGCCAAAAAACTAGAGTACCCCGCATCTGGCTCCTTTGGGCTGTGGTTGGAAAGTCTTCCAGCCAAGTATCAGCACATTGCGATTAGCCAGAAGCGCGGGGAAACTCCAGGTCTGAAGAAGATTCGTCATGACTTGGATTGTCTCGATGTTATTGGTCACGTTAACAAGCACAGTTTACCTAAGCCGAAGAGGAAGGTTGATGACGAGTTTAGGCGGTGGTACCATGACCGCGGTGAGGACATTGACGCTATAAAGATGTGGCGTAATGCAAACTTCACTGGCGAGGAGGCATACACTGCTTTTGCAAAGTACAACCATCCGGAGCCAGACCTTTCTGGCAGGACGGGCGAGGCCTTTAGACTCGCCACTAGCTGGATGGCTACACATTTTTACCCTTACATGTGTACCAGCGACCTTCTCAATTTTCATCAGGTCATCGATGGCACTGAGGGCTCAGGCTCTCCAGGGTTCCCCTGGAACACTTCTTACAAGACATGTGAGGAGTTTTACGCTAGTGATGATTTTGACATAGTCTATGCTTACTGGGATCGCTCTCGTTACGATGCGTTTTGTGTTTGGAACTCTTTTCTTAAGGAGGAATTGCGCAAGATCGCGAAAATCGAACAGGGTGATATCAGGCAGATCAACGGGTGTCCAGTCGAGTTCAAGCTCGCAATGAATGCTTACTGCTTGAATCAGAACCAGAAGTTTTATGACTCACATCTGTCCACAGCAAGTGCTGTCGGCATCAACAAGTTCCACAAAGGCTGGGATGCTTTGTTTCACAAGCTCTCACGCTTTCCTAGTGGTTATGCCTTGGATGTCAAGCGTTGGGACTCGCACTTTCCGAGGTGCTTGTTCGAGCGTATTCGTGACTTCAGGTTTTCTTGTCTGTCGCAGCAGCACCAAACACCAGAGCACCACCAGCGTTTCACGAGGCTGTACGAGCAGATCATTCGGTCTGCAACCGTTATGTCCTGGGGCGAAGTGATAGCCACGCGGCTTGGGAACCCTTCGGGGAGCCCAAATACCGTGGTTGACAACACTCTTGGTTTGTATGCTTTGGTTGCATTTTGCTGGATTAGATCATGTCAGGAAGCCGGTCTGGAAACAGATTACGGTAACTTCCAAGAGGAGGTGGTCATGGCACTGTACGGTGATGACAACACTTTTACTGCAAGTGAGGGGGGTTTACAGCTTCTCAGTCCTACCCTGGTTAAGCGTTTTGCGCTTGAGCTAGGATTTGTTGTGACATCAGACTCTGAGGTCCCAAAGCCAGTCATGGAGTTGGATTTTTTGAGCAGTCGCTTTCATAGGTTGCCAAACGGCCTTGTCGTTTGGAAGCCTAAGGATCCTGAGAAGGCTAAGGCCTCTCTTGCGTACCGTGGAGATGGTAATTTGTTCACCACATGGAGCAGGGCTTGCGCCCATCGAATTAACTCCTATTGGGAAGCCAGTGTCTACGAAATAGCAGACCAGTTTTGTCGTCATCTTTTGCATAGGATTGACGCTGTAGTTGGCAAGAGTGACAGGGAGTGGCAACGCCTCAAGCCTGAATATCTCTCTGACCATCAGATCTACAAGCTGTTTACGACAGCAGAGAGCCGGGCTCAGGCTCGCGACTCTTGTTTCATTCTGTGACGTGTCCATTAACGAGGTCTTCAATTTTCAAACAACTAGTGGACAGGTTCGATTAAATTTATGCCTGTTTAAAACCACATGGTTGTGGAGATTCTCGTGGTTTGTTTTTTGTTTGGTATTGTCTTGTACACTTTTTACCACGCAATTGACTGACAGTTTATGTTTTGCACTGACTTTGAGATTTCACAATTGATCGATGGTTGCGCAAAGGAAGAAGGTCACCAAGGAGGAAAGGGCTCGCCGTCAGGCGCAGTCGAACCGCGACAAAAAGTCGTCAAGCAAGACTAAGGTCGTCATTATGCCAAAGGTTAGGAACGCCCCCAAGGCGTCCAAAGCCCGAGGCACCGGCGGTCTTGATGCGTATTCACGCCTTGTTTTAGACCCTTGTCATGGTCCTTTCACTCAAACAAATTTACCCGGTTCAGCCGGGGGTCAGCAGGTTCGTTGTCCGTTTCGACAGATTGTCACTGTCCCGAGTTCAACCCAATCCATTACTGGAGCGGCGATTACGGGAGGCGTTGTCTCGAACACACTTTTTGGGTGCTTGACACCCCATGCGATGGTACCTGGCTCAGGTCCACCTGCATTGTCTATTTCTTCTCAGGGTAGTGAAACCGCCGCTTTTTCGGCTGCTCCTGGTGCAAATTACTGTCTTGGCGCTGATCCAGTTGGTTTGTCTTCTATGGCAGCCATTGCTGGAGAAATGCGTCCAGTTGCAGCATGCATCAGGATTAGTTGTTTGAGTCAGGATACGTCCAACGGTGGTCTCTTCTTTGGGTATGAGGGGGCAAACAGGCAGTTCCTCAACCACGGGGGCGATGACACACAGCCGTATTATCCGTATGTTAGTGCACAGCAAATCATTCTGACTGGTGGCTTGACCACTACCAACACATTTGGTGTATATGAGTCCAAGATCAACTATCCCAACGCTGATGCGACATGGCAAGAGTTTAGGCAGACAACTGGCACACAGTCGGCTGCCACAGGAGTTGCCAGGAGTGGAGACGCTTCTGACGCTGACTGGTCTGAAATGCCTATTGCAATAGCTGGGGTAACCAGTGCCATTCCAGGCGCACAGTACCTTTTCGATGGTGCTATCGTCTATGAGTGGCAACCACGGGTCACTTTGGGTATTGACACCCCTGCCAAAAGACCATCAAACCCTACTGCTTTACAGAAGACTGCCCGCTCCTTGAGCTCGGTGGCCAAGAGTATGGGAGGGATGTTGGTCAACATTGCAGCAGATTATGCCTCAGGTGGTTCCGCAACCGCTGTGAATCACATGTTGCGCACTGGCTTTGCACAAATGACTGCTGGTAGTCGCCAGCCAATGATCGGTTGGTAATTTCGCAGGATGTCCCATCTTACAAGTTTAGCTTTGGTTAGTGTTGATCTGAGACAGACATGGGTGGACTCAATCAGCTGGCCCATTTAAAAGCTCAAGCCAGTCGGCACTTGTTCGTAACTGCATAACAACTGTCTAAGTCCAGATGAGTGACACCGAGCTGCTTTCAGTTGACAGGGCTGCAAGATTTATCTCGTATACCCTGTCTTGTGATTTGCAAATCAAGATTCACCGAAGTACAGCACTTGGTCATTTTCGCGGCGCTCTTGCGAGGGAGGGCGACCAGGATGTCATTGAGTTTGCCTCTGAGAAATATGACAAGATCATGACTTTTCTCACTGAGAACGACCAGCAGGTTCATTATGCTGCATCTTCCAATACGGTTGGGGTGTACGCAATTGTGCGTTTGTTGGGTGATCTTCGTCGACAGCTCAGGGACTACACTCAGCCTGGCTATGCTCAAGTCCCTTTGGGGGCTGGGCCAGCCATGATGAGTCCAAGAACATTCCAGGCACCTCGCCGTCCCCGGGCTGCTCCGACTGGCCATGTACCGGCTTTGAACGTGGCTGCTGCACAAGAGGCTGCGAGGCAGTTCATGGAACCTACTCCTCAGGATACTCCTAGGGAGCAAGAACAGGACACCTCAAGGTCTACGCAGGAAGGTGAACACTAGCAGTTAAGAAAGAGAGGTGGTTGGTGTCCCCCCATGAAATTTGGAAACATTGTTTATCGTGGTAGGGGCAGGCCTGTCTTTTACGATTGGAAAAGTGTTTCGTCTTGTATCGTGGTTTTGTCTGGCCGTTCATGAGAGTTTTGTCTTTTTGTATTTTACCTCATGGTCGTAATTTGTGACTTTACTTGCAGTGCCTAGAAAGGACTCCTTGTTAGGAGGTTATCACAGGGCTCGGGTTCGACCCGTTGCT